CTATACTTCAAACACTGCTCCTTATGCAAAATATTTCTTTGAGTTTGAAGTTCTTGTAAAGGGTGGCGGTGGCGGCCCATTCTGGAATTTTCAAATTAACAAAAATGGTGGCACATCCAGCGCCCAATACTATGGTTCTACAACAAGTTCTAGTGGACAGTATGGAGGATTTAGTAGCGGTTCATCTGTCGGCTCTCGTTTCAAGATAACATATGATCCATATACAGACCCAAATGTAATTCTCACGGAAAGAGACCAGAACGGTGATGGAACATTTGAAGAGACAAGTAGTTCCTTGGCTGGCGGTTCATATACTGGTAGTGCTTGGACATCTACTGGACAACCAACTACGATTGGTTTTTGGTTGCCAAGTTGGAGAGATGCTGATCCTAACTGGAAGATTGGTGTAAGACAAGGCACCAAGACAGTTCAAACATTTTATACAAGTGGAAACTTCACATCTACTAATCAAACTGCATCTAGTTCGGTTTCATCAATGGGTATTGTCGTTATTCATTCTAATCAACATGGAACTAATTCGATAAACACAGACATTGTTGCACAACTCAGTGCAGATGGTGGAGCAAACTATTCTACTGCTACATTAGAATCTAGAGGTGTCTTTGCTAGTGGACAGTATATTTCAATTGCAAACAATGTAAGTGTGACGCCTGGAACTCAACCCAAATATAAAATAAATTTTGCAAACCAATCTGAAGGCGCAAAAGAGGCAAGAATTATTGCAGTTGGGTTGTTATACTAAATAGTAATGGAAAACAAAGGTAGACAATAATGGCATATATTGGAGCACAACCGACATACGGTGTATTTGACAGACAGGTTTTGACAGGTGATGGTTCAACCACAACCTTCAATCTTGACCATATGGCTGTGCCAACTTCACTGTTGGTTGTATTGGATGGTGTTGTTCAAGAACCAGAATATTCGTATTCGACTTCATTAAGTTCTGGACAACCAAAGATTACATTCTCAGAAGCACCAGATGCGGCTGGTAGAGCATCTATTGTCTATTTGGGTAATGAAGTTCTCACTGCGACATCTGCTAACTCTAACACACATATTGATGAGTTCAACGGAGATGGTTCTACAACTGCATTTACGATGACAAGAACCCCAGCAGCAAACACTGCTGAAAACTATGCTGTCTTTGTTGATAATGTATGGCAGAGATATGGTTCTTCATATGCATATACTGCTACTGGTGATGTAATTACATTTACATCTGCACCACCGGCAGGAACAAACAACATTCAAGTGATTCAATTGAATGGGGTAAACACACTAAATACTGTTGCAAATGGTTCAATTTCTCGTGTCAAATTAGACTTTGACCCAGAAGATGATGCAACGGCACTTGCAATTGCTTTAGGATAATATAGGAAAATAAAATGGCGAACACTTTCAAAAATGCGGCTCTTGCTAATGTAAATGATAGTGCATATGACACTCTTTACACTGCACCGGCTTCAACACAGGTAGTTGTTCTTGGACTTGCCATCGCTAACAAAACGACAAGTGCGGTGACAGTCAAGGTTCAGTTCGGTGACACATCGGCATCAACTACACACCAATTACTAGAAGATGTAAGTATCCCAGCGAATACTACATTGGAAACACTCGCTGGACAGAAATACATTCTAGAGGCAACAGATACGCTTAAAGTCCAGGCGGGAACTGCTTCTGCATTGGATGTTGTTTTGGGAATTATGGAAAAATCATAAGGGTAATATAGAATGCCGTTCATAGGAAAAAATCCAACCGCTGGTTTCTCAACAATCGTCAAAGACGATTTGACAGCAGACGGTTCAACCACAGCGTTTACTCTTAGTAAACAAGTTGCATCTGCAAACGACATTGCAGTGTTCGTAGGTAATGTTCGCCAAGAACCTACTGACGCTTATTCTGTTTCGGGAACAACTCTGACAATGACTGCGGCTCCTGCTAGTGGTATCAACTTCTATGTTCTGCACATTGCTGGAACTCTAGAGAGTTCAGTTATTCCTGCTGACAATACTATTTCTACTGCAAAATTACAAAATGATTCGGTTACTGGCGCAAAGATTGAAGACAATCCAACAATTTCTGGAAACCTTACTACTAGTGTTGCTTCTGGACAGAATAAAATTCTTGCAACAAATAGTGGCACAACAAGTTCAGATACAGCAATCTTTCAAGGAAGCGCTGGTTCTTATTATAATCAAATGTTTATGTATGGAAGTGGAGAGTCCTATTTCCAAACCAATGGAAATAGTTTAACTTTCGGAACAACTTCTAATAGCCCAGTTTACATAAAAACAAATAATACCAATAGAATGATAATTGATGAAGATGGGGTTATTTCAGTGCCAAACCAACCTGTCGCTTATAGGACTGGTGCAACTTCGGGTAATAATTGGATAACTCTGACCGCCAGCACCCATACTATTTTTGATAATTGGTATCAAACATCAAATTTGATAGGAACTGGTATAGCAGATAATGGTAGATTTACCGCCACTGTTGCTGGAACCTATCTTGTATCTGGAGAATGGTATACTACAGACAGCACTTCCTCTGGCACTTATGGGTATGGGTATTTTTATAAGAATGGCAGTGCTTATGGTGGCGGTAGTAAGATTATGAATTATGGTGGTCATACAAACGATCAAGCATATCAATCTGTTGTTCCGATCGAATTGGCAGTAAACGATTATGTTCAAATCGGAGCATATGCCGCATCTGCAAATTGGCAAGTATATGGGCCAAATACTAGGATGTGGGTATACTTTTTGGGTTAATAGGAGAAAATAATGCCTGATATTACAGTATCTTTAACAGATACAGAAAATAAATCTATGGAGTATGTTGCGAAATCTGTTCAAGATTGGGCAGACAATGCTCTTAAAAATCGTGCTAGAGTTGCTAAAGAAGAAATTATTGCAAAACTAGTAAAACACTGTAATGCAAATGATATTGCAATTGCAACTGGTGAGGATGCACAAGTTACACAAGCATTTGATTTGGGTGTTGTTACAGTAGCAACGGATAATATTCCCACCCCACCATCAGAATAAATAAAAGAGATTAACAGGAAAGAAAACGCATGGCACTCTCAAAGATTCAAACAGGATATGTTGACACCAATGCGATTGGGGCAACGGAACTCAATCTCACAGATAACTTTGCGTTTACTGGAACTGTAACTGGTGCTGGAACACTGGTAAAACTTGCACATACAACAGTTGCTGTAGGTGATGCAGATAATTATCCATTCAACTTTACTGATGTGTTTTCATCTACCTATAATAACTATTTCTTTACCTTCACAGTAGCAACTAACGCAACTGGTGTGAGCGGTCAACATTTTTATTGTCAGTTTGGAAATGGTGGAACATGGGTAACTGCAAGTAACGCCGTCAGAGGTGGCTCAACAAATTTGCAAACTCAATCGAGCGCTACGGTGGGTGTGCAAAACTATCTTTCTGTGGCAGGAATACATCAACTAAATGGAACGCTGAACACCACCGAAAATGGAATGTTTACTGGAACAGGAATAATTACAAATCCATTTAGTAGTTATTATCCAGTGCAAGTTCAAACAAAATGTATTATGCAATATTTCTCTACTGAAGTAAATTCTTGGGGAGAAGAAGGATATTCCAGAGAAGATAATGGAGACAAAGCATCATACACTGATGTTAGATTTGGTATCATACAAGGTAATAGCGCTTATTCTGGTGTTGGGTCAGCTGCTACTCGCAGACTTTCATATGGACACATGACAATTTATGGGATGGTAGACTAATGAATATTAGCACTGATGGAATGACATCATATGATGTTGCAGAAAGAATTTTGAAACAAACGGATTGGACTCAACTATCTGATAGTGGATTGACTTCTGCTTGTGTCACTGCATGGGCAACATACAGAGCCGCAATCAGAGTTATTCGCAGAAGAGATGATGCATTAGACTCGTATCCAGCAGATGAAACATGGCCAACTGTTCCTACGATGGAATGGTCAGAATAAATATAGTGAATAGAGGAAAGTAAATAATGCCATTCATAGGACAACAACCGATTACAGGTGCTTATCACAAGTTGGATTCTATCACAACTTC